ATGTGATACAGCCAAGAACTCAGGATAACTGGAGAGATGTTTTACTGCCGGTAGTAGGATATACTTACAATAGCATTACCCACAGGCCGTATAGTCTTATCTGGAGTACGAAAGACCTTCAGAAGCTATATAAGATCGTAAGTTATCACAGAGAGCTGATGCTGGCTGTCTCCGGAACCCGTGGAAACATTATGGATATGTCTCAAAAGCCTCCTGATCTGTCAAGAGATGAGTGGGAGTATCAGATGAAAATGGGCCGTTGGTACATTTCCAGTACTGATGAAGATGGCCGGCGTAGAGATACCTCTTTTAATCAGTTTCCCGGATATGATCATACCATTAGCCAGGCTATTCAATTTCTGGACAATATCCTGGTAAGCATAGATAATGAGATCGGTGAAACCATGGGCATTTCCAGACCACGTTTGGGCCAGCAGGTATCTACTGATAAAGTAGGAACCAATCAGCAGTCTCAACAAATGTCTGAGCTTATTACAGAGATCCTTTATTACGACCATGATACTATAGAGGCCCGGGCACTTACCCAGCTTATCAATTTGAAGATAAAATACGGAATGTCTGAAGATGAACATTTCGAAGTATTTGATGCCAACCTTAACCGTGATCTTGTTAAGATACCTAAAGGTAAATTGCTTAATGCAGATTTTGAGGTACTGGTAAGTGATAATAACAAACAGCTAAGGACAATGGAAGAGTTGAAGCAGTTTGCTATTCGTCAGAATGAAAAGGGGCAGTTACCGTTTTTGGATCTTCTTACAATGTGGACTTCAGAATCCCTGGCAGAGATGCAGGTTAAGCTGGAGTACTTTACAGAGGAGTCTCAGAAACTTGCTGCTAAAATGGCACAGCAGGAACAGCACAATCAAAAAGAGCTGCAGCGTGAGAAGATAGAGCTGGATAATCAGTATAAGAAATTCTTTGAAGAACAGAGAGCACAGATAGAAAAGTATAAAGCTGATTTAGATGATGCTCAGGCTAAACGTTCAGAGGATCTTGAGAGACAGAACCAGGCATTGAAGAAATACGAAATCGATGTTGATAAGAACCTTCGTCTTATGGAAATTGCTACGGAAGATAAAACCGAAAGCAATATGCTTAAGAACCAGGATAAGCACCAGACCATTCAGGAAAAACTACGTGCTATAGAATTACAGATGCAGCAGGTAATGAATTTTGCACAGCTTCAGGTGCAAAAGGACACAGATGATAAAAAGCATACAGAGGCTATGGAGAAGATAAAAGTGGAAGATAAGAAGGCACAGACAATGGGCCGAAAAGAACACTTAGTTGATAATTAAAAATTGACATGACTATATTTATATTATAATTTTACATAATTATTAATCTAAAACAATGAACAATGGTACCAGATGATGTAAATGCAACAGAAGAAACTCAGGAGACTGCAGCGGTGGATCATAATTCTTTAGTAGAGCCGGAAACGGCAGAAACTATAGAGACCGTGGAAACAGTAGAAACACAAGAAACTACTGAAACACAAACGCAAGAGACTACCGAAACACAGCAGACTACAGAGACACAGGAAACAGTAACGGTTAATCCTATATGGGATTCTATTTCTAAGAAGTATGGCACAGAAGAAACTCCTTTTGTTATTCCGGAAGCTATAACAAGCGGTAATATTCCGGAAGGCAGAACAGAGGCAGATCTTATCATTGAAGCTATCGAAAACAATGTAAGACCTCCCCAGGCAGAGATTCTAAATGATCCTTTCATTCAGAATTATGTTACTGCCAGCCAGGGAGAAGATTTTAACAGGAGTGAATGGTTGATTCAACAGAGCCAGGAAATTTCTGTTCTTGGTTTACCCTCAGATAAGTTTCTGGAATTTTATCTCAGGGAGACTAACGGCCAGACTGAAGAAAACCCTAACGGATATACAGAGGAAGATATTTCAGAGTATATTTCCAGTAAAAACCGTATAGAGCTGGATAGAGAGGCCAACGCCATGAAGGAAGATTGGCAGAAGCAACTCGATGCCAAAGGTGCAAAGCAAAGAGAGGCTGCACAGCAGGCAGAAATACAGAGGTTCCAGCAATCAGAACAGGATAATCAGCAGCTTATAGCTGATCATATAAAAACTATAGCTAATGAGAAATCTTTTATGGGCTTAGAGTTTAGCGAAGCAGATAGGGCTCAATTCATAAAAGATCTTCCGGCAATGTTTACAAGAGATCCCAAAACACGGATGAATAAGTTCGAAGAATTAATATTCAATGATGAGTTTATATTAAAGCTCGCACCGCTGGTTTGGCTCGGAGAAAAACAAATGCGTGGGAAGATCAGTGATATGAAGGAATCCATAAAGAAGGATATTAGCACAAAGTTAGGCGTAACTCCAAAGGAACAGGCAGGGCCACCAGCGGCACCGAAAGCGGTAGACCGTTCAAGGTTGGTTTAATATGGAGTAAACATTTTTTATTCTCACTTAAATTAAAAAGATATGAGATATTTACCGGGGCAGCCGAGAGATATTGCAAATGAGTCTATATCCTCTCACAGTCTAATGGACGCTGCCGTAGCAAACGCTGATATTCTCCCTACAGTTTTTGAGTTGTGGAAAGAGGAAGAATCTCCTCTTACGTCGCTTCTTAATGTGAAAGGGATGAAGACTACCGGGCTTTTCGATGGCATGGTAAATAAAAACTACCGTGTAGTAAAGTCGAATCATGTCCAGTACGCTATTAAGAGTTCAGATAAACGCAAACTGCGTATAAGAAGTAACCCTGATGTGGGTGCTACTTTTTATTCTCCTACCTACCCGACACAGCCTGGTTTTAACCAGACACCCTTTTACATCTTTTGTGATAGTAACTGGGCGGGCCCAAAAGAGATCCTTGAACTTAACGACAACGACACACAGCTTTATATTTATGACGATAATCCTCCTGTAGAATTCGGTGATGCGTGGAGATATGAAGTAAAGCTGATTACCACCGTAAAAGAAGACTTCGTAGATGTTTCACTGCTTGCTGAAGGCAATGAGATCGGAGTCGTATCAACAATGGATATCCATGACTTCTCCGAAACAGGTGTTGAGAAATATACCTTCGATGGTTGGGGCCACGCTTACATGACTCTTCAAAGGCTGAAATATTCCTGGTCAGGTACAGCTGCCGCTATGAAAGAAGATAAATTATGGACTATCCATAATGGCCAGCAGACTTTCCTTACCCATGCTCAGAATGAAATGATGAAACGTGCAGCACAGTATCACGAATACTGGATGATTTGGGGTAAAGGTACGGTCAGTATGGATGGTGAAGTGTTGATGAAGGATAAGAAAAACCGTGAGGTTATGGCCGGTCAGGGTGTTATACACCAGAATGACGGTGCATATGAATATCCTTATAACAAATGGACAATGAAGTTCATTGAATCGCTTATGGAAGATGCTGATATCAGAGCCGGTATGGATGGTCTACAGGAAATTGTATTCCTGGGTGGCCGTAAAGCTGTTTCTGGTTTCTCACAGGCATTACGTGATGCTGGGTTTGTTACTCAGAATAACAACGTAGTAGGCGATGGTGCTTCAAAGGGTGTTATCAACACCTATAGCTACTATGAGGTTGACGGTGTAAGGATCATACCTAAAAGGTACCGTTGGCTTGATAGCCAGGAAAGAGCTTCTATGTATCTTGATGATGGTACACGAAAAGGATCTTGGGATGGTATTTTTGTTCCTCTGGGCAATACTCAGGGTGGCGATAAAGGTGTAGAGCTTGTACAGCTCAGGCCTCCTAAGACCGGTACAGTAAGTGGTATTGATAAAGGTGGTGAAATGGCTACCTCAGTTGATGGTTCACATAAGCATGTACTTTTCCAGACCGGTATCATTTCCAGGAATAAGATCCAGAAAATCTTCCGCCCTGTTCAGAGCGATTCAGTGTACCTTACACTTGAAGACCAGGGATCACAGTAGTATTAACTATTTAATTTATGACAATGAAAAGCACAGGAATAACTAAAAAAGTTGTACGGGTCATATCAGTTGACCCCAGGTACAGGAAATCTCCTTATCCGGCTGTTGCCGTTCTTGATGAAAGAGCCAATACTTACATCACGGGCCAGCACATTAATCCGGAAGACCCAAGCACTATTGGCAACCTGACTATTAAGGAAATGATTGGCGAAGTAGACCTGAGTGAAGATAAGAAGAAGAAATTTCCTTATATTATTAACCCTGAAAATCCCGTTCCGATTATTCATTTAAAAAGACTTAACCTCAGCAGATATGAAGATGGAAGTTATGTAGCTCCGAAGGATAAAGCTCTATATGACTTCTATCAACTGCAGAGGAGAGTTGTTGCACCCTCTAAAGACAAAGTTAAAAAGGGTACACATTATTTTTATATTGAAGATAAGGAACAGGAAGCAAGGCAATATGTAACCAAAAAAGATACAATCTTCAAAGCTCAGAAACTGGTTAGGGAACAGACAGCAGCACGATCTCTGGTCGATGTGGCTCTTTTCCTAAACTATAGTGTCCCGGGCTTTAATGTAAACGTTGATGTTTTAACAAAGCTGCAGTTAGAGGAGAAGATCCTTGTGGCTTGTGAAAAGCACCCGTATGATGTTATTAAGAGTTATAGCAAAGATTCTAAACAGATTCTTTATATACTCAAGTTGGAAACTAATAAGATCATTCAGCGTAAAGAGGGTAACTTTTTTGATGGTGGCAGGTTCTTAGGTGCTACGGTAGAAGAAGTCATTCGCTTTATGGATAGAAAGGAAAACGAAACCTTTGTAACCAAGTGGGCTAAACAGTACCACGATAAAGTAAAGACCCTTCCCGATGATATTCCGGAAACCAGTGTTGAAGGTGTTGATGAAGAAAAGGCTAAGGAGAAAGCTATTTTAGAGAACCAGGTTAAAGTGCGTAATGCAAAAAGAGGACAGCTGAAATCGAGGATGTCAAGAACTAAAGATGATGATAAGCTAATTGCTATAGCTATTGAAAATGGTGTAACAGAAGCTCATGCCCAGAAACTCTTTGAGGGAGCTGGCCGTGATCTTCTTATTGATTTTACAGTTAATCTTATATAGCCATGTTATTAACGACTCAAGAGCTTTATTATGCCTTTTTGGATGGTATCCGTAACTATAAAACAGATACAGTGCCTCCGGATAGGTTTAATCGATTGATCAATGATGCTCAGGATATATGGATAAGAGAGAACATTCCTTTCACCGATCTTACTCAAGAAAACATAGATAAACTGGAAGCGATCCACGTTATAACAGATGGAGTATGTGTGCATGAAGGAATAACTTTATATCCTATCACACCTGAGAGTGCCGGCAATCCGAGCGTGTTCACACTGCCTTTGGATCCTGATGCCGACATTCCGAATGATCAGGAGACTACACAGAACTATCCAAGGTATATAAGAGCTTTGGGAGTTTCGTTTAAAATTAACTACGGAGATGATGATAATTGTGAGCAATCGGGTATTAGTGATTGGCTGGAACTGGATTTAATCCGTTCTGATGCCAGAACTGCCGAAGAACACAATCATTATAAGAAAGCTACTAACAGAAGAATTAAGTACGATATCAAAGGTGGCCTTATTTATTTATATACCGGTGGTGCCACTGGGCACAGTTTCCGGTTAGAATATCTGAGGTATCCCCGCAAAATATGGTATGATGATGATGAATTTGTAGCGGGCAGAGACCATGGTACTTTTACTCCTGCAGTAGATGTTGATCCGTATGTTAATGGCTATGGAAGTATTAATTGTGAGATACACCCACTATATCGCAGAGATATAGTAGCTATCGCAGTGCGTACTTATCTTGAAGGTTCTGGCGATCCCAGGTATCAGTCCTATCTTGCAGAACAATCTTTAAGACAGAATAACCAAACAGTTAAATAAAATAAATTATAAATCATGGGAAATTTATCAAAACCTATCCCGAAGCTGCTCTTTAATACATTAGCGGCTTCAGACTTTGGCATATCTCAGGATATGTTAATCGCTTTGCAAGGCAGCTATTTCAGACCAGGCTTTAAGTTTCATGCTCTTGGTGTAGGCCTTGAAATGGAGTGTTACATGACTGGGTGTATTACCAGAGAGAAGATTGAGCCGGATGATGGTTCAATCAAATGCCAACTGCTTACTATTAACGATCTTTGCCCTTGCGAGGATTGTAACTACGAATACGGAATTACCATTGAGGGTACCGTGAGAGATCCCGGTGTGCTTAATGATAACTACTACCCTACCAATCGTTTTTATGGTAGTGTCCTTGATAATGTTCAGGAATGCAGCGATGGAACGATGAGTGAAGAAGATGTACTTCTGATGGAGGATACAATCCTGAAACAGATCTTTGATGATGAGGATGCGATTGTGGAGGCCGGAAGAATGTACCTGATCAGTGATGATGATGCTACAGATGAGAGTACGCTTGTTATTAACAGTAACGGAAACACTATTACCATTACAGTAGCAGGCGATCACAGTACCCCGGCTGTTACCGGAATCAGTGATTTTGTTACTGCTATCAATGTTCAGCTTGCCGGCGAGATCACTGCTTTTCCTGGTGCTACTGATACAGAGTTTTATCTTATTTCTCCTGTAGGGGGAGCTAACTTCACGGTTGAAGCTGGCACCGATACAAGTATAACCTGGAGAAAGATTGCTATCAGGCAGAAAGATGTGAACGTTCAGTTCCACGTTAAGTATGATAATTCATTTGTAGCTGGTATTGAAGGATGCTACGGATTTATGCTTGATTGTACTGATGATTCAGTAGCAGATGTGGATATTTACTTCCAGGATGGATCTGGAGATAGTTTTTCTGAAGCAGATATTGACGACCTTGTAGATTCTATCAATGATGCAGATATCGGTCTTCGTGCTGTTAATGTTGACGGATACCATGTCTGGGTAACAGGTGTGCAGGAATTCGATGATCTTTCTATCAGGGTAACATTCCCTGCAGGCTCAAGTATTTTACTGGTAGGGCTTGTGCAAGATCCATTTGGAAGATTCCCGTATCTTACGTCTGATGATGTATTCAGGGTGTTTATGCACGTTCCTCAGAATGGTATGCTTTCCAATATGACTTACAGAAGGAATGAACCTATTGACGGTGAAAGATACGTCAAGTATATCCTTACTTCAACCTGTGATCACGTTGATTCGCTTAGTGAGGGTGCGAGCCACCTGAACCTGTTCAGAGGAAGTATTGAAATTTATATCCTTGAGAGCCTGGTCGATGACCTTCTCTGGGATTCTAATGACTGGATGGATTCAGATCCGGCTATACCGGATTCATCTTTTGATGATCTGATAGAAGCGTTCTGTCCGGTAATTGGCCCGTAATCGAAACTAACAAGATTGAGAGGCAGCCTTCGGGCTGTCTTCTCTTTCTTTTAATAACACACCAATGGCAAATCCTAAATACAAAATAAGAGATAACATCATTCTTCAGCTTGAGGGTCTAAAGCTAACAGATGATAGCTTACTTGATCCTGAGTTTATAGAAGATCAGATGGATATTATGCGTGCCTCTCTGATAAGAGAAGATTTCGATAATAAGAAAATGTCCGATGAATACTATCAGATTGTGGATTGCCTGGAAGTACAGTGTGAATCTGCTTCTGAGTGTACCATTGACGGTATTACTATTGAGTCTAATGAGAAGTTTTATTATGTTAATCTGCCTACTCTTGTAACAAAGATAGAATGGAAGAACATAAAATATCTGGGTACTGATAAGTTCGGCACAAGAAATAACTTTGTACGCAAAACCTTATCCGGATATATAGCTTCTGCAGGAAACAGGTACACGGGCCATAATCCTCTATATACTGTTGTCGGAGAACAGGCTGTTTTAAAGAACCTGCCCTCACTATCTCCAAAGTTTCTTACAATGGTAGCGATCTTAAATGATCCGCTTACAGCTTGTAATTATGATGCTGAAGATGATTATCCTGTACCCTCAGTAAACAAGTTACAGTTATTGGTATTAAAGCAGGTGTTATCTGCATACGGCCTGACCAGGGATCATATTAATGATGCCCTGAGAGAACCGATGATGACACTGGGAGAAAATGTAAGAACCAGTAAACAATAGGAAATGGCATTAAATGTAAAGGAGAAAGCCGAAGGTCTTAGGCAGATAATAGCAGGCTGGAGAAATTACATATTTGAAAACCCAAATGTTGAAAAAGAGGCCCACAGAAGAATTAAGATATGCTCGGATTGTTTCTACTGCGATAGAATTACAGTTACCAGGCGTATCCCTGTTCTGAAAAAGGTCTCTTACATAGGCTGCACTAAATGTAAGTGTCCTATAGAAACAAAAACAAGGAGTTATAAATCAGCATGTCCGATGGGGAAGTGGTAATAGGAAGAATCGTAATGTATGAATCGATCAGGATGAAAGGTAGTGAAGATAACTACCAGTGGTTCCTGGTTAACAGACAGTACGATTATACGGATACTCAGATGATTGTTAATCAGTGTGAGGATTGTGCCGTAACATACCAGAAACAGCAAATGATCCATTATAAGGTTTATGTGGATGATGAGTATTTCTGGATACCTGATTACGCCTGTGTCGTTTATAATCCGGAGATACCTGAAGAATGGCAGAACAAAGACAAGTATGCCAGGGAGAAGTATGAGGATAAGACTCCGGACATGATACAGACCTCAAGAGATGTATTCGGTCAGCCGATAGATAACACCTACAAGATTGATATTAACGACAGACGTTATAAACAGGCCATACAGAAGATTAAAGAGCAGAACAGAATAATGAAAAGATCGAAAGGATATGGAAAACAGCCAGGGCAACCGGAAGTTTAAGCCACACCTTCAAGAATATGATCAGGTAGATATATATGATTTGTTAAATGATGAAAGTTCTTTGTATAAGGTAAACCGCAACTTTGGATCCTGGGAGGAGCTGATCGGGAATCTGGTAGAAGGTAAGACCAAGCATTATAAGAGAAGCAGAAAATCACTAAGGCAGAAAGTAGTTACAGAGGTAGTATATGCTTTTCTTGATAGAATGATGAAAGATGTTATATACCACAATGAGACTTTTGTGTTTCCATATAACAGCTTTGCCAAACTTACCATAGGGATTAATTACGATTTTGATAGTCCTAACTACCGGTTTAATATAATGACTGAAGGACTAAACTTTGCTCCCCGGATACTTCTTTCGAACTACTCTTATAAGAAGATAGGAAAGATGTACTATACACGGTTTACCCGAAGATGGAGAAAGCGTCTTTACATCGAGATTGATAACGGCCACCGTTATGCACCTCAGAAAAAGATAAAATATGAATTACGACAACTCTAAATACACTGATCACTTAAATATACTTGCAAGGTTAACCAGGTATATAAAGCAAAAAGAATTTCACCCTGATGATGTAATGGAATGGTGTCAGGAGGTGGAAACAGATTATCTGGGAGATGTGGACAATATGTTTTTATTCCTGCAAGTTCCTTTGGTTGTAACCAACTATGCAGCTAAACTTCCTTGTAATGTTCACCGGGTAATAGATATCTACACCGATCCTAACGATAATGGATCTATCGTATTTGCAAACAATGACGGAGCCAAACTTTTCTTAGGAAACTGGTACAACAAGGATTATGTATATATAAACTATTACGGCACACCTATTAATGATCAGGGAGTGCCTATGATTATCAGGGGCCATGAGCAGGCTTGTGAGGCATATTGTATCCTGAAGGTTTATTATGAAGATATACTCAATGATAAGGTTTCTACACGTTCTGCTGTAGAGATGAAAGAGGAGTTTAGAAACAAATTGAACATGGCACGCAGAATGGTATTCAGGCATATGACCAGAGAAGATGTTAATAAAGGAGTTATTATCAGGCATAGTATGATAACACATATAGGCAATCTTGCATTAAAACAAAAAGAGTTTGAATAGTGAGACAGGTAAATGACTTTTCAAAAGGGCTTGTAGCTGATCTGGACTATTGCAGACGGCCTACCGGATCGTGGGATTTCCCTACTCAGGGTTACAGGATAATTAATAAAGACGGCCAGGGTCTTGTGCTTAGTACCATAGATGGTACAGAACACGCTTTCTCTTTGTCGGAAGGTTTTATATCCATGGGTGGCTGTGAGCATAATGGCATCCTTTATATAGCTTCTTACAATCCTTCTACCGGTCTCTCAGAGGTAGGATCATATCCGAGTCCTAATCAGATAACGGTTGCCGGTACGGGTACCATAAGCTTTGATACCAGTTTGACCGGATTCTCAAGGACATACAAACCATTGGGTAATATGTACGACGGTATGCTTGCCTTTTTGAAACTCTCTACTTCAGAGCTTAATTTTGGAGAGGCCTGGGATGATCACAAGCAGATCGATATGTTTGCCCGTGAGGATTATGACGGAAGTGTTAACCTGTATATTACTGATGATACCAATCCTGTTAAGGTTATTAATTCTGGTTTCGATCAAGATGGTGTAATGAAATATGGATTAACGCCTGTTCTTGCACCATGGGGAAGGTATTATAATATCGGACAGATAGACAGGCAGACACGGCTGATTAAACTTACAGACAGCATACCTGGTATTACGGTAAATTCTATTACCAGTGGCGGAAGGCTTAAACCAGGCAACTACTATTTATTTATCAGGTATGCTGTCTGTAAGTTTAATCAGCCGTGTCTGCCTGTCTATCTGTCCGATATTATAATACCTTCCCCATGGTGCAAGAACAGGCGTTAATCCATATTTCATTACACCATCTTGATCGAAACCAGAATTAATAACCTTAA